TCCCGCCCAAGGAACTCAAAGTAATCGATTGCACCTTGCGGATGTTCATTGACCCGGAACTGGAACTGGATCGCCCCCTGCTTGAACAACACCTGCAGGACGTCAAGACCCGCAAGGAGAAATTGCTCGAAGCGGCGGCGGCAGACAAAGACACGCTCATGTCGAACGACAAGTTTGCCGAACTGCTCAGACAGTTAGGAGTTGATCCACCCACCAAGATCAGCGCACGCACGGGTAAAGAAGCGTGGGCGTTTGCTAAGACAGACGAAGATTTTAAGGAGTTACAAAACCATCCTGATGTACGAGTGCAGACGTTAGTTGCGGCAAGACTTGGCAACAAAACAACTTTAGAGGAAACACGAACACAACGATTCATCGGTATCTCTGTAAGAGGCAAACTCCCAGTACCCATTAAATACTACGCCGCTCACACTGGGCGTTGGGGTGGGGATGACAAGGTGAACCTGCAGAATCTCCCAAGCCGGGGGCAAAACGCAGGTAAGTTAAAAAGTGCTATTCGCCCTCCGGATGGCTATGTGTTAATCGATGCAGACTCATCGCAGATCGAAGCGCGGACGGTGGCGTGGCTGGCTGGACAGATTGATTTGGTAGAGTTTTTTCAAAAGAACAACGAAGAAATAGCCGCAGGGGTTAAGAAAAAAGATATGGATTATGACCCTTATAAAATTATGGCGGCACAGATTTATCAAAAGTCCGTAGGTGATGTTACAGATGCAGAAAGATTTTTAGGTAAAACAACAATCCTTGGTGCTGGATATGGCATGGGGGCTAACAAGTTTCGCGCACAACTTAAAACCTTTGGGGTTGACGTTACCGAGGACGAGTCAAAGCGGATCATTGAAGTTTATCGACAAACTTATGGCGAGATCCCCAAGTTATGGAAGCAGGCACACAATGCACTTGATGCTGTCCTCGCGGATCGCGCTGCTCCGGTGGGTAACTACCCCGATGTTGTTGGTGTCGAAGGACGTGCGGGTATCCGACTACCGTCCGGGTTGTTTCTACGATACCCCGAGTTATCCCGCGATTCAGAGGGTCAGTACGCCTATAAAACTAGGGCTGGATTTACCAAAATTTACGGCGGCAAGATCATTGAGAACGTGTGTCAAGCCGTAGCACGGTGCATCATCGCGGATCAAATGCTAAAAATCGGCAAAAAGTACAAGGTGGTCTTGACAGTCCACGATGCCGTAGCCTGTATAGCCCCCGTGGAAGAGCGGGAAGAAGCGGTAAAATACGTGGAAGAATGTATGCGATGGCGACCCAATTGGTGTAAAGATTTACCCTTAAATTGTGAAGTAGGATATGGAGAGAACTATGGTGAATGTTAAAGGTGTTGAGGCGTATAACGCTGTGGCCTCCCTGCAAAATACGGCAATAAGAATAGATACGTCGTTGAACTACACGGCTCACGAACTAAAAGTCAAAGAGTTACTAAAAGAAATCCACGTGCTTTTGTTGAGCAAAGATTTTGTGGCGGCATCTTCTACGATTGATCAGACGATTGCTGAACTGCGCCTAATGAGGGCGGCTGTAAAAAGCCACATTAAAGAATGACTAAATTCACTTGGTCGTACTCATCGCTAGATCTGTTTAAGCAGTGCCCCCATAAGTACTACCGCCTCCGGGTCAAGAAGGATGTGGTTGAACCGCAGACTGAACACCTGCGGTACGGGTTGGCGGTACATAAAGCGGCAGAAGAGTTTATTAAGAATGGAACACCCATCCCGCCGCAGTATGCCTACATGACGGAAGCCCTCGAAGCCCTGCGTAATATCGACGGGGAAGCCCTGTGCGAGTACCGACTTGGGTTAACGAGGGACCTAAAGCCCTGTACGTTCTTTGATAAACAAGTTTGGTGGCGTGGGATTGCTGACTTAATCATCCTGAAGGATGACCGAGCCTACGTGGTGGACTACAAAACCGGGAAGTCTGCCGCCTATGCGGACACCAAGCAGTTGGAAATCCTGTCGTTGGCTATCTTCAAGCACTTTCCCAAGGTCAAAAAGACCAAGGCTGGCCTGCTTTTTGTGGTGGCAAACGACTTTGTGAAGGCCAAATACGATGCGGAGCAGTCCCATACTTATTGGCTAAAATGGATCGAAGACACGGGTCGATTGGAAAAAGCAATTGAACTAGATGTGTGGAACCCACGTCCAAATTTCACTTGCAAAAATTTCTGCGCTGTGAAAGACTGTGCCCATAATGGGAAGGGTGAGTACCGCTAGATGCCTTACAAGAACAAGTCAGACCGCAACTATGCCCGGGAGTATGCCGAGTACCAAGGCACGTCCGAGCAGAAGAAAAATCGTGCACTGCGCAATAAGGCACGGCGGGAGGCTATTCGGAACGGTAAGGCAAGCAAGGGCGACGGTACGGACGTACACCACACCAAGGCAATATCCAAGGGTGGGGCAAAAAGCCGCACTAAAGTAGTCCCTGCATCTACGAATCGATCTTTTGATCGGGATGCAAAACGTGGTATGGTTTCAGAAGTAAGTCCGCGAGAGCGGAAAAAGAAGTAACTTAGTTTTACAAAGTAAAGTTTTCAAGGCTGGAAGTGGACAGACCACTTTCGGCCTATCGGCGTCATGGAGAGTTGAGTGCAAATAGTTGAAAACAAGGCGTTGCTGTTAAAGGTCAAAGAACCTAACCGCATCACCACGGTAATACCGAAAAGCAAAATCCTTGATTCAGGCGAAGTGCTGGTCAAGTGGGGGTTGGAAGAGGCGCAGGTGCTCAAGAATCTGCGCATCAAGAATGTACCGTCCCCCATTCAAGCATCCTACGACTGGCCCGGGTTGTACCGCCCCTTTGCCCACCAACGGGATACGGCATCGTTCTTGACCCTGCACCGCAGAGCCTTTTGCTTTAACGAACAGGGCACGGGTAAAACATCGTCAGTGATTTGGGCGGCAGACTACCTCATGACGCAAAACGTCATCAAGCGGGTGTTGGTGCTTTGCCCCCTGTCCATCATGCAGTCGGCTTGGGAGGCAGACTTGTTTAAGTTTGCTATGCACCGCTCATGCGCGATAGCCCATAGTTACAACAAAGATAACAGGGTCAAGGCAATCAAGAGCGGGGCTGAGTTTGTCATCATCAACTACGATGGCTTAGAGATTGTGAAGAACGAGATCATCGAAGCCCAATTTGATTTGGTCGTGGTCGATGAAGCAAACGCCTATAAAAATGTTTCTACAAAACGATGGAAGACTCTGGTAAGCATCATCCGTGCTAACACTTGGGTATGGATGCTGACCGGAACCCCTGCTTCACAGTCCCCCACAGATGCCTATGGCCTAGCCAAGATCATCAATCCGTCCGGCGTGCCTAAGTTTTTTGGGGCTTTCCGAGACATGGTGATGCAGAAAATTACGCAGTTTAAGTGGATACCCAAGCCATCATCTGAACGGGTACTGCACGAGGTGCTACAACCTGCAATCCGATTCACCAAAGAAGAGTGCCTAGACTTACCGGACATGACCTACGTGACCCGGGAAGTACCACTAACCAGTCAGCAGACTAAGTTCTACGAGACGATCCGCAAGAACATGATGGCTATCGCCGCTGGTGAAGAAATAACCACCGTCAATGCGGCGGCAAACCTTAATAAGTTATTGCAGTTGTCGTGCGGCGCGGTGTACTCGGATAGTGGAGAGATCGTTGCTTTTGATGCCAAGAGCCGGATGCACGCCTTGCTAGAAGTTATCGAGGAAGCCAGCCACAAAGTGATTGTGTTTGCACCGTTTAGGCATGCCATCGAGATCATTGCGGAAGAACTGAAGGCCAAGTCTGTAAGTTGCGACGTCATCCACGGTGGCATCAGCGCAACTAAACGTACAGAGATCTTTGCCAAATTTCAAACTGAGGAAAACCCGCATGTGCTTGTCATCCAACCGCAAGCCGCCGCACACGGAGTAACGCTACACGCTGCCAACGTCGTGGTGTGGTGGGGTCCAATAACATCTATTGAGACGTACTTGCAGGCTAATGCTCGCGTGCATCGTGCAGGGCAACGCAACCCATGTACGGTTGTACACATCCAAGGCAGCCCTGTTGAAAAGCGTATCTATAAAATGTTGTCAGAAAAAGTTGATATCCATACTCGGTTAATTGATCTTTATAAAAATATAGTGGAGGATACTTGACAAAGTAAAGTAGTGGAGTTAAAGTTTCATCAAATAAAAAGGAAGAGTGCAAATGACAAATGAACTTACTGCCGATAGGCTGACAAAAATCTACGTTAAAATCCGTGAGAAGCGTAGAGAACTAGCGAAGCAAGACAAGGAACTGGAAGATCAGTTATCTGAGGTGTCTGCCGCTTTGCTGGAGATCTGCAAAGAACAAGGTGCGGCTACGATCCGTACTGAACACGGAACAATATCCCGAAGGGTTTCTAGGCGTTACTGGACTAGCGACTGGCAATCTTTTTTCGATTTCATCAAGGAGCATGATGCGTTTGCGTTACTGCAACAACGTATCAACAACACAAACATGGATCAGTTTCTTGAAGAGAACCCCGACTTGCATCCGCCGGGGCTGAACGCGGACGCAACTCAAACCGTAGTAATAACCAAAAGATAGGAGTGTTAAATGAGTAACGATCTAGCAGTGTTAGATGGTGGTTTGCCATCGTATCTGAAGGAGTTAGAACTTGATTCAACCACTAAAGCCCTTATGGGTGGTAGTGGTGGTGGCGGCATCAAGCGCATCTCCATCAAGGGTGGTGTATGGCGCATGATGGTTAACGGCAAAGAAATTGCCAAGAACGAAGACCGTGCTATGAATGTTGTAATCGTAGCGGCTTCACCCAAAGTCTCTCGTACTTGGTACGCCAAGTCTTACACCGAAGGCGGTGAGGTAACTGCACCGGATTGCTGGTCTGCTGACGGTGAAGTACCGGATCCAACATCGACTGCACCCCAGTCCAAACGTTGCCTTGATTGCCCACAGAACGTAAAAGGTTCAGGCCAAGGCGATTCCCGTGCTTGCCGTTACAGCCAACGTCTTGCAGTAGTTTTGGCAAATGATTTGCAGGGTGATGTATTCCAGTTGACCCTACCTGCCGCATCTATTTTCGGTGCTGGAGAACCCGGTAAGTGGCCTTTGCAAACTTACGCCAAGATGATTGGTAGTAAGGGCGTGCCCATCACAGCGGTTGTGACCGAGATGCGTTTTGATACGGACAGTGCTACACCCAAACTGACGTTCAAACCCATCAAAGTTTTGAACCCGGATGAGCACAACATCGTGATTGATCAGGGTAAGTCAGATTCCGCACAGCGTGCCATCACTATGACTGTCTCTCAAGCAGACAACGTGAAACAACCCGAGGCGCCCAAACTTGAGTCCAAGAAAGCGGCGGCAGTAACGGTAGAAGCCGAGCCTGTTGAGGAGCCAGTCAAGCGAAGTGCTAAGAAGGAGGAAGCCCCCGCTGAGAAAAAAGACTTGTCCAAAATCCTTAACGAATGGGACGACGAAGAATAATGCCTAAAGGATATTCACTACTGACCGCAGAGGAGATCAAAAACGCGGACTCCCGCTTCCTCGGAGTACAACTCGGCAGACGGTGCGTTGAACTGGACATCCCGGTAAAAGACGTTGCTGAGTTTTTCGAGGTAAGTCGGGTAGCCGTGTACGCATGGTTTAAAGGGGAAGTGGTGGTATCTCCTAAGCATGAACCCAAAATGCGGAAGTTAATTGAAAAGTTGAAATAAGTCAGTTTCGAGGGGGCTAGATTGCGCAATCGAAAAGGGTGTCCGCCGTCGCACCCCTGCCTATCCTCTCCTACAAGAACGGTGCATTAAGGACGGCTATGCTTTCAAGGAAAGAGTTTTTTGCTTTAGTTTTACCGCCTCTTGAAGAAGGCGAGAACTATTGCAGTTGGGGGAACAAGGTAGATCCAAACGGAAAGAAATTAGTCCGTCAAAATTTTGCAACTTCTTTCGACGAATTAAGCGATCAGATTGACTCGCTTCAAGACAGTGGGTTCAACGGGTTTAACGGCATGGCTAAGTTCGGGCCTGCCACTAATGGACGCTACGCTACAAACGCTATTGCGCTGAAGTCTTTCTTCATTGATTTGGACTGCGGAGAAGAAAAGCCGTACCCAACACTAGAAGATGGACTGGTTGCTCTTAAGAAGTTTTGTGTAGCCGTTCACTTGCCACGACCAACGATTGTCCGTTCCGGGCGCGGGGCACACCTGTACTGGGTGTTTGAAACTCCGATGGAGCGCACCGAGTGGAAAACGCACGCCGAACGGCTTAAAGAACTATGCACCGAGCATAAGTTTGATATCGACTATGCCGTGCCAGCCGATGCCGCCCGGGTATTGCGTACGATTGAAACCAACCACATCAAAGATCCAACGAACCCGATCCCAGTAGAAGTCCTGCATTTAGCACCCGTACTTACCAACGAGAAGATCAAACAGATACTTGAGCCTACTGAAGGAATCCTGAAGGACTTACAGAAGGCAGAATTCAAACGCCCGATGGATGCGTTGACCTTGGCGCTCATGGGTAGTAGCCAGTCCCGGTTCAAAACCATCCTAGTCAAGAGCGCTGAGGGCGCAGGATGTAATCAGATTCTCAACATCTACGAGAACCAAAAGTCTATTGAAGAGCCACTATGGCGTGCAGGGCTGAGTATCGCCCAAGTTTGCGTAGACCGGGATAAAGCCATTCATGTTATTTCTAAACAGCACCCTGCTTACCATCCGCAAGATACAGAGGACAAGGCCAACCAAACAAAAGGTCCTTACACCTGCGAGACATTTAAGAAGTTAAACCCGTCCGGATGCGAAGGTTGCCAGCATAAGATTACATCCCCCATCCAGTTGGGCAAAGAAATCGTTGAGGCCACCGAAGAAGAAAGCGTGGTCTTAGACGTAGTGCCGCAAACCAAAGAACTAAAAACCTACAACATCCCCAAGTTTCCGTGGCCTTTCTTCAGGGGTAAGTCGGGTGGAATCTTTGTTCACGCCAAAGATAAAGACGGTAACGACAGAGACGAACTTGTTTACCCGTACGATTTTTACGTTGTCAAACGAATGATTGACCCTGACTTGGGCGAAACGATGCTACTGCGCCTGCACTTACCCAAAGATGGGGTGCGGGAATTCATTATGCCGTTGGCACACGCCCTATCGAAAGACAAGTTTCGGGACACGATTGCGTCGCAAGGCGTAGCCGTACTGGCAAAACAACAGGACACCCTAATGATGTATGTGACAAAGTGGATTGAGGATTTACAGATGACTTCGCAAGCGGAGAAAGCACACAAACAGTTTGGTTGGATTGATGACGAGTCCGGTATTATCGTAGGCGATAGAGAAATACGCGCCACTGAGACGGTATATAGTCCGCCATCTACCCCCACCCTGCCACTGGTTCCGCTCTTTCAGCCCAAGGGCGACTTCCATGTGTGGAAAGATGTTATCAATGCGTATGGTCGTGAGGGTATGGAGGACCGTGCGTTTGCGTTCTTCATGGGGTTTGGGTGCATGTTGCTTCGCTTCACCGCCCTTGACGGGTTTCTCTTGAATCTAATGAGCCGGGAATCCGGATCAGGCAAGACCACCATCTTGCAAGCCATCAACAGTATCTACGGCAGACCCAAAGAACTACTGCTATCGCCCAAAGATACCTACAACGCCCGGATGCAACGCATGGGCACTATGCAAAACTTTGCGATCACGATGGATGAGATTACCAACATGCCACCGGATCAGATGTCACAACAAATCTATGACGTAACTTCCGGGCGGGGCAAGCACCGACTAAGACAGCACGATAACGCCGAGCGGCTAAATCACACCAAGTGGGCGACAGGGCTGGTTACTTCATCTAACCGGTCTGTACCCGATTCACTGTTATCCATTAAGAGTTTTCCAGATGGTGAGTTGATGCGTGTGCTTGAGATCAACATCAAACCTGATCCGTATGATGACCCTGCATGGGCACGAAACCATTTTGGCAGACTCATGGACAACTACGGGCACGCCATCGAGATATACAGTAGGGCGATTCTGAACCAACTACCAACAGTCAAAGATCAACTGGTCAAGGTGCAGGAACGAATTGACGAGGCGGCAAAGACTAAGAACTCTGAGCGTTTTTGGGCGGCTATGACTTCGCTGGCTATTGCAGGTGGGTCGATTGCCAAGACGCTTGGGATACACGATATCCCCATCAAACCCGTATTTAACTTCGGTGTTCAACTAATTGGAGACACCCGCAAGCGGAACAAAGAGTACATGTTCGATGCAGACGATTACATCGGTGGCTTCCTGCAACGGCACTTCCACGAGATTCTTGTTATCAATGGCAAGAATGACAAGCGGACTGGGTTAGAACAAAGCCCTATCCGCGAACCCCGTGGAGCACTTACTGCTCGTTACGAACCGGATACCAAACTGCTATTCGTCGTGGTTCGCACCTACCGGGATGACTGCTCCAAGAACTTTATCAACTTTGAAGAATCGCTTACACCGTATCGCAAAACCAAGGCTCTGCTTGAGATTAAGAAAAAGCGTATGACGGCAGGTACAGCCGCCAACACCCAAGCCCCAGTAAATGCACTGTGGTTTGACACCACCAAACTAGAGTTTTTTGACGACGCCGTACTACTAAATGCTAAAGATTCTGAATCTTCCACTGCTGATCCAGTGGGAGAAGTTTAAGCCCGGGACTTCATTCTTTGTCCCCTGCATCGATAGGCGACTAACTCAGCGGTTTGTCGAGGGAGAAGCACAACGATTGGGAATCCCAATCATTTGTAAACAAGTTGTAGAAAAAGGGAAATATGGTTTACGAGTATGGAGAAGTGAGGCTATAATGCCCTCGCACTCTTCTTCTCCTCTCCTTCGAGAAGAATTACCCCCCGGCTAGTCCGGGGGTCTTTTTCAGTCCTCTTCGTCCTCAAAGAACTTGGCCTCGATTTCAGACTTCAGGCCCTTGTTGAACTGCACCCCGTTAATCATATTGCGCTCGGCAGCGCGACGGGCTGCTTCGGACTTGCGAAGTGTATCCACACTGATACGGGCTTTGGAATTGATACGAGATGCGTTAAAGGCGTTGATTTCTTCCCGTACTTCTTGCATCAAGTCCACATCTCCAGCGGTTCTAGCCATATCAAACTTGTTTAGCAGACGCTTGCGGCGTGCCATAACCTCGCGCTCGTAACCCTTGGCGGCGGAAGTTTCTTCGTATTTAGTAGACAGGTCTGCCGGTGAGAAGCCAATCACTTGCATTAACGAGTTATAGGCACTGATATCCTCATCAATCGGGTCGCCCTTCAGGGTCAACGCCCCTTCGGTCATATACCGACCACCTTTTAGCCCGTTACGTACAAAACTTGGAAGCAGGGACTCAACCCCACGCATTACATTTCCTTCAGCCATAGCCCGGATGCCACGCTCTGCACCCCAGAAATACGATCCTGCCGGACCAAACGCCTGCTTCATGGCGGTCAAAACGTAGCCATCTTCGGCTACACCACGTGGGTCATCACGGAACAGAAGGTCTTGGGCTACGCCAATACGGTTGGCAACCTCAAGATTCAGGGCGTAGTTAATTGCCCCTTTATACATCGCATCCCCAAAGAACTCACGCATCTCGGTCTGGAAATCGAACGGTTCGTCGTCGTCGCCAAACAAAGTATGGATCATCTCAGCCAGCACCGAAACGGCCCCCATGAACGGCAAACCTTTAGCCCCCGCCAAAGTAAACGCCATACCGGAGATACCAAGGAACTGCCTAAGTGCCTCACGCCTTACGGCTGGAGATTCGCCTTTAAACATCTGATGGAATGACCGAGCCATGATAAATGCACTGTTCCACACGAATGATTTGAACGTGAAGAACACGCGACCCAACGGATGCTGCATCCAGCGAGGGGCCGTAGCCGACAAACCAGATGTATTAATATCTTTTACGGTACGCAGGGCGTACTGAATGGCGGCGTCTTTTGACATTCCGCTAGATAAAGCCAAATCGTAGGCGGCGATTGCCGTAGCCCCACGGTTTAACTTCTCAGTTGCCGCAAACGGGATAGACAACCCGTCCATGACCTTGGCTTTTAGGCCAGTAAATTCTGCTGTGGTCTGGCGTTGCCCCTCCAGTACCTCCCGTGCCAGCGTGTGAGACAACTGCGCATGGTCGTTTAGAACATCAAACAGGTCTTTGTACCGCCCGTCAATCTTGTTATTTAAGATGTAATTGGTTGCGGTTTTACTTGCAGCCAACATAGCAGAAGCGGCTTTATCAAACCCAAACTTCGCCCCAAGGATGGGGTAAGAGAACATGGGCAACGTAGACAAGTTAATCAGTGCGGAAGAAATGTTGCCCGCGATGTAGTTAAAGTAACTGAAGGTCGTAGCCGCCGTAACCAAACTGCCGTAGGTTGGGTTGTGTAAGAACTGTTGCTGGTCAACAATATTTTGAGCCGCTACTCGGGCATTTGGGTCACTGGCCTGCTCTGACTCAGCCACTATTCCTTGGATCGCACGGTCAATTTGTGGGGTGTACTCAGAATTAGACAGGCGTCGTGCCCACTTAATCATGGTTTCGCCATATCCCCGGACGATATCTTGCTCCATACCCCGAACATTGTCGGCTTTCATGAAGTTTTTAGATATGGACTGCCCCGGGAATAAGGCAAGGTACGCCTGATAGACGCTATCTAGTTGCTGTTGGTTTGCCCCCTGCTTGGTCAAGTCGTTCATCACCCGACCAATAAACGAAGTGGGAGGCACCGTGCCCTGCTGGAATCTAGCGTTCTGAATGTTCTCGTACAGGCGGGCATCTGTAATGCCACGGCGCTTTAATTCTTGGTCTACAAACCGCTGCCGCTCCCTGATTGACTCAAAGGCAGAAGCCCAACGCTCGCCATCTTCACCCGTGTACTCTACCCAAAACTCGCCCCGACGCAGGAACGGAATGTAAGCCGTCTGACGCTTGCGGGTCTGGAACTCCAGTTTTAGTTTTGCAGCCAAAGAGGGAGTGACGCTACTTAAAAGCATCTGCTCATACTCGTTGATGGCGTTCTCGTAAGAGTTACGGATCGTCCGGTATACCCCTTGAACATCTGCTGGCAACGAATCGTAAGTTGATTTCAACGCGTTATAGGCAGCGATTTGAGATGGCGCAGTCGGTGCAGGGCCTAGTGGGTCTACCTGCTGCAGACGGGCTTCATAGGCCATCTTATTCATCCGGTCCATCGCCTGCGGCTTGGCCTTGGCAATGTTTACAAACTTCTTGTAGTTATCGTTGACCGTTTTAATCCGCTGTTCTTGGTTGCCATTACGTCTCTCAAGCGCATCTAGTAGGGTCTGAATAGAAGGTAGTTCTTTGCCGTAGATGGTATTGATATTGTCGAGACGAAGCAGCCCCATGCCAAGACTTACTGCACCACGGGGGGCGTTAGAAAAATAGTTTTTAGTTGACTCTACGGTATTCCCAGCGAGCCTTGGCATAGCCTGCCCGATCTTCCCAACCGTACCGAACCCGGACGTGACCGACGGGCCAAGGCCCAAGAACAACTTATCTGCAGGGTGGGCTTCCACATCCCCGGAGATATCCATCGCATCCAGCACAAACCGCAAGCCAGCATCGTAGCCAGTTTCACCCTTGCGAAATCCAAAGAACTCAGCGATAGCCTGCACAAATTTGTCAAACCAACTGCCGCTCCGAGGAGCCTTCATATCTTTAAGCAGGGCTTGGAACTCAGGATTGCTAACTAATTCAGAGGAAAACTCTTGGATGTCCTGACCACCATAGGCTGCACCCAACTGATTTTGCAAAGTCTCAAAGAACTTGGTGAACTCTTGGGTAAGTTTGATATCCGGGTTGCGGAGCACATGGGAGATAGCGGCGTGTACCAACTCATGCACTGCAGCATGCTCACTTAACCCATCCGAACTAAGCACAATCTCATCGGCACGTGGGTCATAAAACCCAGCCTTGTTCTCCGGCACGTCACCCACTCGGATGGTAGTTTTTAGGTTCAAGCCCTTGATACGCTTTAGAACCCTTCTGGCGCCAGCGTTGGTTGTGTTTTCTGCTAAGTTGTTTACCAGTCCACGTAGATCACCACTTTCAGCCAAGGCACGTTGTTCGCCAGTAAAAGCAGGGCCTACAAACTTGGGTAAAAATAACCGCTTACCCGTCTTAGCCATGAACCGGGCGTTGAAGTCATTAGCCAGTGCGTCTAACTCCTCGTCCGTAATTTCTTTTTTGGCGGGAGGGGCTTTCTTGGCAGGGGCTTCTAGGTCAGCCTTGGCCTTTGCAATCTTCTCAGCAGCAACAGGTGCAAATGACTCCCTACCTTGTTTGTTGAACTGAGACAAAATTTGGTTGCGCTGCTCAGGTGTAGGCAGCGTAGTCATACCATCCAAGAAGTCAGCCACCTCGGGGCTAGACTTAGCGATACCTTTTTTAAGGACACTCAACTCCTGCAGGTTCTTGGCACGCTGGGCTTTGGCTTGAGGAGACTTCTCTGTTGGGATTGCCAGTGTTTCTTTTAGGTCAAGGAACCTATTGATCAGGGGTGGCAGGCGCAACATGTTGTGCGCTTCAGTGCCAATAAAGTCTTCTGCGTTGATTGCGTCATCGGGCAGTCCAGCCGTGCGCATCTCGTCTCGTAGGGAAGAATTAAGGAGCGCGGATACGTTTTGGTCTGTTTCGGTAACAAAATCAGCC